GAGGCCATCGATGTTAAGATGGGTGGTACTTGTAAGTATTCTTCTAAATTTGATTCACAAGGTAGGTGTTCTAAGGTGGTTACTATCGAATATGATGTACAAAAGATACCACCACGTTATTAAACCCACATATAAGTGATAAAAATACCTAATCAGTGGTATAATAAAAATAAATATAATTACTGTGGAGTTGAAAGTTCATGTCCCACTACACCATCGGATATCACGATGCAGACCAGCATCGTCATTATATTTGCGAGTATGCAGAGAGTTCATACGAAGCAATAAAGCATTCTCAAGAGGATGTTCCTTATTTGAAGGAGCATCCTTCTTTTGTAGATTCTTGTACAAATGAGTCAGGTTTAGATTACTTAATGGGCATAGTTCCTATGGGAAGATGATAGTTTTATTGACAAAGATCTTCGTCTGGTGTATAATATTCCTATCACTGGGTAACTTATACTTTCTAGCGTGAAATTGCAAGAGGTTGTAACAAATTGAAAAAAATTAATAGGCCTCTATGTGTTAAAGAGGGTGAAATCTTCATTGCCAAAAATGTCTATAACCATGAGGCATATATCTATAGGTTTATAAACCTATTGACAGGAATGATCTATTTGGGTTATCATTTAGGTGACCCATTTGATGAGTATTGGCACTCATCAACCTGTGAAGAATTTGCTAAATTGTTTGCAAGTTCTAAACCAATCTTTCGTTATGAAATTATGACTTACGGAACCAAATTTGACATGCAAAATGAAGAACATCAAATGTTAAAAGAAGTTGATGCTCGAAATAACCCATTATATTATAACAAATCTAATGGTAATCCTGCATTTAAAGAAGATAATATAGATCTATGTGTGGAGATAGTTAATGATATAAAGTCAGGAAAATATAGGAAGGAAGAGAAAGAATTAATAAAAGATTTAATACCATTAGAGAGATTGCAAGCAAGATCTGAGGATTATGATAGTAAACATGTTAATGAAATTTATAAACGTCTTCCTACAAATGGTAATACAGATGACTGTGAAGATATAATAATTTGGGAAGATTACGATAATTCACGTATAATTGGTGATGGTAATCATACATTAAAAGCAACATCTAGGCATAAACATTGTGTTGATTTGTTTACTTCATGTATTCCACCTGAAGTAACATCTACGGTTACATTTAATGAGAAAATACTTATTGGCAAAATGTTCAATAAGCAAAGTAAGATTATTAAGAAACCAAATAGTGAAGAAGATATAGTTAATACATTAGTTGATAATAAAGTTAGATTAGGTTTAGATTTTGATAGTCAATATAATAAGAAAGTTTTAAGTGAAGTGTTTGGTTTACATAATAATGATATGAGGAAAAAGTATATTCCAAAAGCAGAGAATAAGTGGAAAAAACAAATACTTGACGACAATGGATTAACTTGGATTAATTATAAAGATAGTGATGAAGATAGACAAGTAAAAGTTACATTAATGGACAATTTAAGAGATAAAGATACTATTGTACTTGATATAACATCAGGTATGACAAATAAGATTGATGTATATTTAAACAAAGCATTAACATGCAAAGTTAATGAAAATAAGCATAAAATTGTGATGGTTGTTAATCATCCCCAACCATCAGATAAGAAGAAATGGAATAAAGAATGGCCTACGATTGAAGAGAGAATTAATACATTATTCAGTAAAATGAAGGATGTTCAAGTTAATGATAAGGAGGGTAATCCTATTCCTAAAATGATAGTTTCAAGGACTCTTGATGTAGAATATATGAAAACACAAAAGGCAAAATCAAAAACAAAAGATGAGAGTGACAGTTAAATAAGTGTCCCTTTTAGATAAGTTTTGTTACAAATGTGGTATCTGTCAACCCTTTTGACCTTATAATAAGAGGGTAGTCAACCAAAAACGCATTTATGCCAGTCAAGTCAACCGCATCTGCAACTGCAACACCTCGCAAGCGTAGAACACGTAAGACTTCAACAACTGCTTCTAAGTCACCAGCAACCAAAAGAGTAAATAAAACAAGAACTCCAAAAGTTGCAATGACTGAAACACCAAAAGCAGAGACTCTAACGCTAAATGTTCCTGAGAAGGCAAAAGTTGAGGCAAAAAGTGTTACTAAATCACTCCTCAAAGACTATCCCAGAGATGGATTTGCCCTCTTCTTACTTCCACTTCTACTACTAGAGGCAGGAACCAAAGAACTTCTAAGATTAGCAGGGACAATTAAATAACTGTCACAGGCCTCATTTAGTGGGGTCTTTTTCATGCTATTGTATACTTAATTACCAAACTTTGATGATTAATTTACGTCCACATCAGGAACGTATTGTTAATACTATGAAACTCCAAGATAAGGGACAAATTATTGTTCCTACTGGTGGTGGTAAGACCTTATGTATGATTAAGGATGCAGAATCACAGTTTAATAGTTGCAATTGGGATCTAATTAACAAGCAATGTGATAGAAAGACCATTGTAATTGTTGCCCCTCGTATACTATTAACACAGCAATTATGTGATGATTTTGTATCAACCTTAGATGTACATCCTATGCTACAGTATAAAGTACTGCATGTACATTCAGGTTATAATTCATATCATACTACCACAAATAGTAATGCAATTAGTAACTGGTGTGATGATAATTACAGGTATAATAAGTTAATCTTCACGACTTATCATTCCTTAATTCGTATCATGCAATCCAAGATTGATGTTGATACGATATATTTTGATGAAGCACATAACGCATGTGGGAAATCATTTAGTGCTGGAGTTGTGTTCTTTGGTGTATACTCACCTAGAGCATATTTCTTTACTGCTACACCTAAACACACCACAAATAAGCACAAGTTAGGTATGAACAATACCAACATATTTGGTGAGGTTATTTGTCAAGTACCAGCACCAGAATTGGTGGAGAAAGGATACATTTTACCACCCAAATTACAGGTCACACATTTAGATAAGAGAGATATTGATAGGCCTGATAGACATTTTTATGAGGAAGATGCTGATGTAATACTATCACATCTTGACAAACATTGTATCAACAAACTATTAGTTTGTGCTCGTAAAACATCTCAGATTACTAACATTATCTCACAGAGTAAGTTAGTAACAGAATTATATGGTAGAGGTTACAACTATATGTACATAACTGCCAAAACAGGTGCTGTTATTAATGGTCAGAAAGTACATAGAGAAACATTCTTTAAAACACTTAATAAGTGGGGTAAAAATGATACTAAGTTCGTTGTAATTCATCATAGTATATTATCAGAAGGTATCAATGTTTCAGGTCTTGAGAGTGCATTATTCTTACGCAATATGAACTATATTGATATATCTCAGACCATTGGTAGAGTTATACGTAAGGGTAAAAGTGACAAGGTGTTTGGTTTAATTTGTGTACCAGTTTATGATAAGGTAGGTATCACTACTGCAAAGAAAGTTACAGCAGTAATTGATACTATCTTCAATAAAGGAGAACCAGCAGTATCATGTGCCACTCGTTAAAGTGTCCACTATTTCACCCATTCTCCTCAAAATGCTTTATATTAGATACATGGGAAACGAAAACTAGGCATTGTAAGAGCATACCTTCGGGCGGACTCACAAGCATCTAAGACCTGGTTTTTGTTTCTCTCACCTATTCTTTATACTCAGGAGGGTAAATTGCAAACAGTTTCTACTATTGAAGTAACACCTGATTCATCTTTATCTCCATCACAAATTGTAGAGAAAAGATGTATTGCTTTAACTAAAGCATTAGAACAAAACTATCAAAAACGCTATCCTAATTTCAATTCAAAGAAAATATTTAAAATGGAATTAGGTCGCAAATATTGGAAAGTTAATCAGGTAGATTACGACGCTAATGGAGAAGAATTTAGCGGAGGAGTTCATGCCTTCGTTGATAGAAACTCAGGAGATGTTTACAAACCTGCATCATGGAAATCACCAGCAAAGATAGTTAGATATAACTTATTAGATGATGATTCATTTACTAATTGTATATCAAGAGCAGACTGGGCAGGTGGTTATCTATACATAAGATAACAGATTATGAGGCATCAAGGCATGGGTGGCGGAGACCTTCAATTAAGTTATGTAGAACACGCCTTTAATTTGAACCTCTTGTGTAAGTCCTTTTTTCTAATTACAGTCCTAAGTATGACTTTAAACTGCTTATGTGTACACTTCCTTTTTTATTATCATGGCACAATCTTTTGTAACTGACGAAAATGATCTACTATTTGCTCTTGAAAGTGCAGAGAGTGGTAATCAATTACTAGATGCAATTGATGCATATCTAGATGGTCAAGTATCCTACGTAGAGTAACAACTAATGACACATATTGCCAAAATAAGATATATCGACGAGCAAAATCGTTCGCATTATATTACAATAGAGTCGGATGTTGCAGACAGAAGACATATTGAGGATTTGGTAAAATGTCGTTACCCTGCTAAGGAAATATACTTCCAAAGTGTTCAAGTTAAGTAACAGGCCCGACCAGTTCACAAAGTGGCACACCAAACCCCCAAATGGGGGTTTTTTTGTGTATGATATAAGAGTAGAGAAAATTATGAACATTATGAACACTTCAACCCGTGATTTCTCTTTTGAGCAAAAAGAGATAATCAAATCATTTTTCACTGATGCTGAGTGGGATGTTATAGATGCTGCTCTTAATGAGTATCAAGACCATTTTGAT